ACGGCTACGGCAACGGCTACGAAACCATCGATGCGATTACGCGCAGGAGACGCTCATGACCCCCGCAGAACTTCTTGCCCTTGCGAATCGCCTGCTCTACGGGTGTCGTGATCCAGTGACCGGAGAGCGGCTGTCCGCTGGTCTACCGGCAGAGGCAATTGTCGAGGACGTGGAAGAAGCCGCCGTGCCACCAGATGTCGTGCTTGCGCTACTGGACGAGGTGGAGCGGTTGCGGGCCGACGCGGCGCGACTGGACCACATCGAGAAGCACGCGCGCTACGACCCGAAGATTGACGGCAACCACGCATGGTGGCCGACGACGTTCGAGAACGTGCTTCGCGGTCCTACGCTGCGCGCCGCCATCGACGCGGCGATGAAGGAGGCGAAATGAGCGAGACCAAAGCCGAAGACTTCGAGGCGTTGGCAGACATGGTACGTGGCTGGGCCACGGAGCGCCAAATCATTCCTAACAGTACACCGACTGCTCAGTTACTCAAGACAATGTCAGAGCTAGGCGAACTTGCCGACGCTACTACCAAGAACAGCAAGCACGAGATCACCGACGGTGTCGGCGACGTGCTGGTCTGCTTGATCAACTACTGTGCTTTGCAAAACATTGACCCGGTTGTTTGCCTACATGAGGCGTACAACCAAATCAAAGACCGCAAGGGCACCCTGTTGCCAAGTGGTGTGTTTGTAAAGGAAAACCAATGACCGAACCACGCCCACTCAAGATCAATCCCGAGAAGTTTCGAGCCTCCTTCGAACGTATGGTTGTAGAACAGACCAACCGCCTCAAGCCTGAGGCTTTGGTCAACGCAGTAGTCAAGAAGATTGAAAACGAACGCCAGAAACTCATCTTAGAAATGCTTGGTTTCGATACACACTGGAGTCAGATCGAACTGAATACCAAGTCAGATGCGGGTAAGTTGTTGTCGGCAGAGGTCCGCCAACTTGCCAAGAAAGAACTAGATACGTGGATCTCGAAGGCATGGGAAGATGAGAAAGCCAACATTGAAAAGATCGCTGCAACAACGTTCCGTAGGTGGATGCGCAACGAACTAAAAGACCTGTTCTATGAGCAGCTCCAAAACCAAGGAAATGAAATTGTCGTAACCATGGTGAACGAAATCCTTGCCGTAGAAGAGGAGCGCATTCGTGGGGCTCTCCAACTACTTCCAGCGAAAAAACCAATCACTCTGAAAGAACTACCATGATCACGAACCTCGAAGTACGGAAGCTGTCTGACAACTCCGTGTTCTACCGTTACCAACATGGCGGTCAGTGGAAGGACGGATCCGCACCCGATTGGGACGCATTTCTCAAGTGGCTTGCTATGTATGTGGGGGCATGATAGGCTTCCGCCGCCTCTTCTAACGGAGCCAACATGATTGTCAACGGCCTCACAGCGGCAATGCCGATCTGTAAGAGCTACGAACTGGTCGACGGAGTAGTCAAGAAAACCCCCTACCCTTTCGTATACGAGTTCACTTCGGGGAAGCACGATGTACAAACGCTTGCTGATCTCAAACTTGTCATTGAGAACTACGCGAAAGTCGATGGATGCCTCGTCAAGGGAGTTCTTCAGCGAGACCTTGTCAGTGAGTCGCGACAGGGAGCCACAGATGGCAACACCCTCACCGAATGGGTCTGTCTCGATCTCGATGGTATCGAACAGTTTCAAACAGTGGACGAATTTCTGGACAAGGTGGGCGCTGGAGATGTGGACTACGTCCTTCAGTGGTCAAATTCCATGGGCATTGAGAACAAAGCTGGATTCCGCTGCCACATCTTCATGTTCTTGGCGGAACCAGCAGGCCCGCCGCGACTAAAGACGTGGCTTCAGTACCTGAACTTGACCGTTCCTCAGCTTCATAGCCAATTGGAACTGACCAAGACAGGTGTCGCACTACGGTGGCCACTTGACGTGTCCACATGTCAGAACGACAAGCTTATCTACGTCTCGTCTCCCAAACTAGGTGCAGGTATCTCCGATCCGTTTCCCAACGGAACGAGGATCTCCATACACATCAAGAACAAGCGTCGTCTCTCACTACCGCCGGAGCTGCCAAGCAAAATGCGGATCCAGCAAATGATTGACGCCCGCGTGATGGAGCTTCGGGAAGCCAGCGGTCTGCCTAAGCGCAAGCCCGCTCAGTACAAGGTGGACAGCAACTCAGGAGTGGAGTACGTAGCCAACCCCGAAGCTGCCGAAATCACTGAGATGAAAGTGGAGAGGGGGTTTGTATACTTCAATCTCAACGGTGGAGATAGTTGGGCTTATTACCATCCGGTTGACAAGCCCTTCTACATCTACAACTTCAAAGGCGAAGCTGTCTACCGAACCCAAGACCTCCTACCCAAGTACTGGGCTGATCTGGCTAAGGTTATCAAATCCGGAGCACCCGATTCAGCAGGGATCATCACACTGGCCTTTCGGGACTTCCCGACCGACACGTACTACAACGGGACCTACGACACCAACACCAACCGCCTCGATCTGAGCAAGACCGGCAGCAAGGACAAGCTCAAGGACTTCCTCAAGGACAACGGCAAGCCTGTCATCGACGTCATCCCAGATTGGGAGGTGATGTTCGACCCGAACATGCCCGAGACAGTAGACAGCACTCGTAGGATCGTGAACACATACCAGCCTAGTGAGTTCTTTCGGATCACCAAGCCAGAACAAGTTCTGACCGCACCGCCCGTTTGTCACAGGGTCATTTCTCATGCCCTTGGTAACAACCCACAGGTGATCGACCACTTCTACAACTGGTTGGCTTGTATTGTTCAATTCAAGCGGTCTACCTTAACCGCATGGATCCTGCACGGCACACAAGGCACGGGCAAAGGTGTCATGTTCCACCACATCCTCAAGCCCATCTTCGGAATGACGAATGTCACGATGATGAGGGCAGAGGAACTGACAAGTGAATTCACTGGTCGCTTCGATAACAAGTTCCTCGTGTTCATCGATGAGATCCAAGCGGAATCATCCAATCAGTTCCAACGAGTGATGGCTCGCCTCAAGAGCATGATCACTGAACCTGTCATCAGCATCAGGAACATGTATGCCGAAGCCAAGGAAAAGCAGAACTACTGCAATTTCCTGTTCTCGTCCAACATGCCTGAGCCGATCACAATCAGTGAAGGAGATCGTAGGTTCAACGTCGCTGTGTACCAGCCCAACAAAATCGACATATCTTTTGCAGACTTCGATGCGATCAAAGACGAGCTTCCGCAAATGTATGCGTTCTTGGTGTCCTACGCCGCTGATCCGCTTAGAGCAAGAACGGTTATCCAGACAGCAGATCGTAATCGAATCATTGCTCTTGGAGTTCAAAGCGCAGAGGAAGTTACAGCCAAACTCCTATCGGGCGATCTTAGATATTTTGTTGAAGGAATATCCAACGCTCCGTCGATGAAGCGCAAGTTCCAATCGGAGGACTACACCACTATCGTCAAAGACATCGTCACTAACCTCCCACCTGCACTGACACGCGATCAGTTGCAGACAATCTTCTTGTGGCTGTGCGGACAGAACATCCCTGACGCACCTTACAAGTTCGCAACGTTCCTGCGCCATAAAGGCATAGAACTGGAACCCACATGGGTTACAGACGCCAATGGCAAAGGAAGCACGAAACGCGCACTTCGGACTGTCTGGCAATACGACCAGACGTGGCTCGACGGAGTGCGTCTCGATATCCAGAACGGAGAGATTTGATGAATCGTTATGTACACCCGCGCCATGACAAGCACGAAGTGAAGTTCTTCCACTACCAGTCGAACGACGGCTGGGGTGGCATTACATTCGCCTACGCCCCCGCCTCTGAACACGGCAACAACGTGTACGAGGTGTCGAGCGCGATCTGCAACAAAGCAGACCGCTACTGCCGCCGCGTTGGTCGAGAGTATTCTTACTCTCGTTTCTTCGAAGGCAAGACGATCCTCGTGCGTGCCCCCAAGGACTGGATGGGACGCCCCAACATCGCGAACACACTTGCGAGTTTTGGTAGATCCATGGAGGCGTAATGCTGGTTGAACTATCGCTGGCTCTGGTCATAGGGTTCGTGGTTGGCTGGATGGTAGGCCGCGTTCATCTGAGAATCCAGATCACAGGAAGACTCCTCGAAGTACAACGGTTGATGACTCAACTAAAGGAAAAGTATGAACTCGCTTCACGCAGCCCTTCTCCCCGAAAAGCCTACTGGCCAAGAGCTTCAAGCACAGATCGACAAAGCTATAGCCGAACTGCAAGCTCTGAAGACGAGCCTCGCGGAGACCAATGACAGCATGTGCGTTGCAATGACAATTGTCCGGCCCAACACGGACGACCAAACACAAGGACAATTCGAGGCTTTGCACACCTTCGTCGGTCCCATCGTTCTTCTGGCCCACGCTTCCGCCTCCCAAGGTAAGGCCCTTCGGGAAATGCTCCTCTCTGTAATGCCGGAACTCACCCCGACAGATACTCCCCGCACGCTCAACTGAGCAAGGAGCACAAAGTGAACCGTACCAATGCATCACTGTACCGAAGAGTGAGCTTTCGAAGTTCGAGGACATCGTGCGAAAGTTCACGGACATGACCCTTCTCCTGCTGACTTCGTCTGACGAAGAAGCAAGGATGCTCGTTGCGGATCTGCGCGAAACGCTCAGCCGCGTCTAATCAGCCAACTCACCCCGACCTCAAGGAACGAAGCAATGCGACCCAGCGCCGTCTCGAAAACTCTCAATTACCTTATCGATGCTCAACAACCGGGTATGCTCTGGGGCCCTCCCGGAGTCGGCAAATCGAGCGTGATTCGTCAAGTCGCCACCGCTCGCGGCATTGGACTGATCGACTTGCGCTTGTCACAGCTTGATGCTGTCGATCTGCGTGGTATCCCGTCCGTGCTCGCCACTGGCAAAACACACTGGAACCAGCCCACGTTCCTGCCCACAGAGGGCGAGGGCATTCTGTTCCTCGATGAGATCAACCTTGGTGCGCCGTCGGTTATGGCGGCGGGCTACCAACTGGTTCTTGACCGTAAGCTCGGCGACTACGAACTGCCTCCGGGCTGGATCGTGCTGGCTGCTGGCAATCGGACACAAGACCGGACCAACGTCCAGCAAATGTCGACGGCTCTGAAGAACCGGTTTGTCCACCTTGACTACGAAGTCAATCTGGATGACTGGTGTGACTGGGCTCTGCGCAACGGAGTACACGTCTCGGTGCTCTCGTTCATCCGTTTCCGCCCGACGATGCTTAATATGTTCGACGCCCCTCTGAAGAGCGACGACGCGGATAAGCGCCGCCAAGCACAGGCGATGAAGGATGCCAACGCGTTCGCCACGCCGCGCTCGTGGGAGTTCATGTCGAAGATGGTTACTCAGCAGCCGGATCCGGAAGTTGAGTACGACCTGTTCTGCGGCACGGTTGGAGAAGGCGCTGCTGCCGAGTTCATGGGGTATCTCAAGTACTACCGGGATCTCCCCAATCTCGACGCCCTGCTCATGAACCCCAGCAAGACCAACGTTCCGTCGGAACCGGCCACGCTGTACGCCCTGTCTACCGGCCTCGCAGCCAAGGCCACGGACGACAACTTCGACCGTGTGGTGCAGTACGCCCTGCGTATGCCCCAAGAGTTCCAAGTCCTTCTCATGAAGGATGCGGTCACCCGTTCTGAATCCTTGACCAACACCAAGGCGTTCAACGAGTGGACCGTGAAGAACTCGAACGTCCTGATGTAAGGAGAGCAGATGCCCACGTACGCGTTTCGTTTTGTGCATACCGGTTCCAATAAGCCTACGGGCTATATTGGAATCGCCCATGCACGCACACCCTATGATCTCTATTGGATGATTAATGAGTTTGACGATCCGCGTACGTGCGAGATCGCCACTGTCTCTGAGATGGCGATCTTCGTGCATCCGACGACGAAAGCGTTACACGTCTCGGATGCCCTCCATCCGAAGACCGTAGGCAGTCTGCCGTGGAAGAAAGCGGTATGGCCAGCCGACGTACATAGAAAAATGATCTGATCGAATGCTGACAGCGACCGAGGTATACACACTTGTATGGGGGGCATGGTGGGTTGTAATTGCCCTTCGATGGGCCCCTTCAACAATCCCCAAGGCGCTTGTCATAGGTCTTCTTGCATTCGCAACCTCCCCAACACTACCAGTCCAAAGCAAGGAGCACGCTCCATGGCAACAGTACGCATTTCCGCCGCCCTCAAAAATGAAATCCTCTCCAACGTCAACAAATTGTTCGAAGCCAGAATCAGCGCCGCCCACGCTGCAGTAATGGCTTTCAAGCAAAAAGTGACCGAGTACTGGAGGCAAAACAACGTAAACCAGAAGATCTATGAGTTCTGGAACGAGAACCCCGAACTCAAAGACTATTTCCATACTGCCGCCTCTATTGAAATTCGCGCTGTTTACACGCTCGAAGGTTCCGAAAACCGGCGTGGGTTCCCGTTCCCCAATTGTGAGATCAAAAACGGCAGCCTTTGCCCGGTCAGTTACAAGGTGCATGGATACGGTAACCCGGAAGAGACCCAAGTACCCGTCACCGAGATCCCCGGCCTGTTCGAAGCACTGACTGCTTGGCACAAGGTTATGCAGGAACAAGCTGCTTTGCACGAGGAAGTCGCCCGACTGTTGGATTCGGCAGGCTCGCTTCAGCAAGTCCACAAAGTGTTCCCATCAATCCTCGACTTCTGCCCGACGAAAACGGTCGCCAAGTTCAACCAGAAGGTTGAGAAGGTGAAAGCTGCGGAAGTTGTCCTCGATGAGTCCCTGTTGCTGGGGCTCACTAAAGCAAGGATGCTCAGCAATGTCGCTAGCAACTAAAGCAGTACTCGCAGAACTGCACATCAGCGCGTGGTACAACCGCGTGTCTGATTTGCAGGCCAAGGCCGAGATCGCGGAGAAACACGGCATTGACAACCGAGACGACCAGTACATCAAGCGTCCGCTCCCCAAGTCCGCGATGAAGCCAATCGAAAGCCTCATCTTGAAGATAAGGAACTACCACAACAGCATGACCTATCCGTGGGGCGCTGGCGGGATGAGGATGCTCTTGTCGAAGAACATCTTTAAGTACACCCAGCACATGCAGGACCTCAAAGGCGCGCTTGAGGTCGAAGTCAACGCCCTCGCTGAGAAACTGCCCGACTGGAAAGAGGTAGCCCGTGCCGCACGCAAAGACACGTTCCGCGAAGAAGACTACCCGACACCTGAGGTCTTTCGTGAGTCGTTTGTCGTCTCAACCGGGTTCTTCGAACTACCCACAGGAGATGTACGAGTGGTTAGCGGCCTCGAAGATGCAGAAAACGTACGGGCGGAAATATCTCGTCACTATGAAAATTCCCTTCATGCTTTCGGACGAGAATTACAGGAGCGTCTTATCGAGATGCTTAATCGACTAGCAATCTCGATGACCGGAAAGATCTTCCGGAAAGAGGCATACCACAACCTCAATGAGTTCCTCAGCGAAGTCGAACTGGTAGGGATGTCCCAGCACCCCCTTCTGAAGAAAGGGGTCCTTGATGCCCGAATGCTCATCGACAGCAACGACATCCTCCTTCTGACCAACGACCCTTCTGCCCGTATCATGCTGAGCGACACGACAAAGCGAGTGATCAATGAACTCAAGTCAACGAAGAAAGGCGAAACGGGCAGCACTCCTCATGTACAGAGTCTCTCTGTCGCGGTTGATTCTCCGGTCTAACCAACTGGGCCTTACCCCCGAAGAGTTAGGCTCTTTCATTCGTTTTCGTAGCTTGTATCTTCTCAAGTACCCCGCGCCTCGCGGCTCCTACTGGAACAAGCTGAACTGGAAAGCCTTGCCACCGGGGATGTCTGACAGCATCCACATGAGGCAAGCCAGATGGCGCAACCTAAACCCCAACCGTTCGTCCTGCACTTGAACTATCTGCCCTTCAAGATGAGGTTTGCCCTCATCTGGGCACTCATCGAGTCACTTTTTGGCATGACGCTCAGTATCACCTTCTACGGAGTACCAGCAGATGCGAGGAACGACCCCAATTCAAAAGATGGTTAAGGCACGCGCTAGCCTCGTGATGTCTCAACCGTTCTTCGGCTCTTTGGCTCTACGCCTCAAGCTGAAGGAAGACCCTTCATGCAAGACCGCGTGGACCGACGGTGTGACGCTTGGATTCAATCCCAAGTACATCAACGATCTCCCGTTCGAAGAGACGAAGGGCATCGTCGCGCACGAAGTGCTGCACCCTGCGTTCCTGCACCACCTGCGTAAAGGCGCGCGTCAGCACGGCAGATGGAACCAAGCATGTGACTACGCCATCAACCCCATTCTGGAGGAAGCACATTTCGCCCTGCCCAAAGGCACGCTGTCCAATCCTGCCTACAAGGGCTTGGCAGCGGAGGCCATCTACCCGCTTCTGCCTGAGGGCAATGACGGTAGCGACGGCGATGACCCCGATCCCGGCAATTGTGGTGAGGTCCGCACTCCTTCGGGCAAAGGCGCTGACGGTAGCGAGGATTCGGGTCGTCAGCTCTCGGAGTCCGAACTTAAGCAACAGGAGTCCGAGTGGAAGATCGCCGTAGCACAGGCCGCGCACGTCGCCAAGCAGGCAGGGAAACTCCCGGCCAGCATGGAGCGCCTGATCGAGGAGATCCTCAAACCGGTGCTGCCGTGGAAGAACATTCTCCGTCGGTTCATGACCGAGAAGTCCATTGAGGATTTCACGTGGTCACAGCCGAACCGCCGCTTCGCCGCCTCCGGCCTGTACCTGCCTGCCCGGATCTCTGAAGACGCTCTCGGGACCATGGCCGTGTTCGTGGATACCTCTGGCTCTATCGGGGAGGAGCTTCTGAACGACTTCGGCGCTGAGATCTCCTCGGTGCACAAGGAGACCCGTCCTCGGGAACTGATCGTCATCTACTGCGACGCGGCAGTCAACCACGTGGATGTCTTCGGCCCGGACGACACAATCAAGCTGGAGCCGCACGGCGGTGGTGGTACAGACTTCCGTCCGCCATTCGACTGGCTGGCGGAACGGAATATCCTTCCGAAGTGCGCGGTCTATCTGACCGACGGATACGGAGCGTTTCCGGAGGAAGATGACGTGGCATACCCCGTCATGTGGGCCATGTGCGGTGGATCGCAAGTTGAGCCTCCCTTTGGCGAAACTTTGCATCTGCAGTAATATATGGTTCCCTTCGACATCACGGGGATAGGGCCTTGGCGGCAAGGCCCCGTGATCGGCAAAGCAAGCGCCTAGCCCCGGAGCAACCCCCGCTGATCCCAAAGGCGGGCCGGACTGCAAGGGATTCATCTTTCATCAAGGAGCAACCAATGAAGTCCAAACCCTCGTACACGAACCCCAAAATCAAGACGATTCAACTTCAACCCACCGGCGGCTATGTGCGGATCGAGAACGACGGCCACAGTGTCGTAGTTCGCGTCCACAACGGCTACGACACTATGACGCTGGACTTCAGCTACTACAGTCCTGCCGACAAGACCAAGGCGCTCGCCGCGCTGCACAAGCTGACCGAGGCGCTGGCCATGGCTTGGAACGAGGTCAACGATGCTACGCCGCCGAAGCTTGAGTACGACAAGCGGCAGAAAGAAGCGAAGGCGAGCGGCAAGTTCAAGGATTCTAATATCCTCAGCGCGCTCGACGAGGCCTGATCAAGTACCCCTACCGATGGCGGAACGTCGGTCTCCAAAACCGATAGGCGGGGTTCGATTCCCTGAGGGGTAGCCAACTACAGCGGGGTAGCGCAGTCGGTAGAGCGCCGGATTCATAATCCGGAGGTCGGTGGTTCGATTCCACCCCCCGCAACCAATACAAAGTAACGGAGCAACGAGATGATCCGCCCTTTCCAACGAGCCCAAACGTTCTTTGCATCGCGCAAGAAGAAAGCTAAGTACGGCATCAAGCTTTATGGTTCGTACTGGCTTCGCCAAGAGAGTGAAGCCATATTTGAACTCGGCATCCGTGGCGGCAAGACCCGTTGGAAGTACGATCCGGTCTCCCCGAAGCCCGTTAAAACCGTAGTCCCGGAGGACGAACGGGAGTTCATCCACATCGCTTCCATCACTCCGGACAAGATGGTCGTCACTCTTCCGACGCGCCCCGGCGCAAAGGAAGATGCCCTCGGCGAGATCCCCTATTCCCTGCGGAAGGCGTTCGCTCATCTCGATCTGTACGTATCGGCGCTCAAGCCTCGCACCGTTAGAGAACGCGCCCTGCGTGTACAGCTTCGCGAAGACCTCACTTGGTCGGCCGCAATTCATTGCGAGATCTCGGTCTTCCGTACCTTCGTGTATGACGGAAAGCAGATCTACAGCGACGACGCCATCCCCCAGCGGAAGTGGAACAAGTACATCAAACGTAATCTGAATGAAGCAATCCGTTCGACACGACTGCACCTTGCTGCTCGCGCCAAACTAGGAGCCTTCGATTTCTTGGTCGGCGTGCGTGGCAGCGATATCCCCGGTGTCCTGTCTTCGAAGTGCGCAACTCCTACGGAGATCAGATGGTATGTGTGCAGCGCCGAAGTTCTTCTGGCCACGCTTGAGGCCGTCGACCCCGAAGACATCACTACGTTCTTCCCGATCATCGCCCTGTGTACTCGGTATCAGGCCCCCAATTTGTACTGGAACAACGTGATCCCTGCCGACATCGACTGGGTGTCTAAGTTCGATGCCTTCATCCGGGCCAACAAGGAATCCTTGTTGCGCGCTTCGGGCGCAGTGGTATACTCCGTGGCTCCTAACGCTTCCGCAGAGGAACAGAATGAGCCAGACGGTAATCCCGATCCAGTCCATTCGGACTTGGAGCTACAGCAGGCTGTCGGTCTTCGAACAGTGCAAGCTACGAGCTAAGCTTCAGTACATCGACAAGATCCCCGAACCCGAACGCCCCCTACCCCCCGGCAAAACGGAACACGCCAACGACCGCGGCTCGCGTGTTCACGAGGCCGGGGAATTGTTTGTCAAATCCGATAACCGTATCGAACTCGCACCCGAACTGAAACACTTCGAGGCCGAGTTCGAACGACTACGTGATCTGTACAAGCAAGGCAAGGTATCGCTCGAAGGGGAGTGGGCGCATGACAGTCAATGGATGCCAATCGGGTGGAACGACCCCAAGGCATGGATCCGACTTAAGCTTGATTGCATGGTCCGGATCTCTCCGAAACACGCCGCTGTCATCGACTACAAGACCGGGAAGCTGCGGGGCAATGAGATCAAGCACGCGGAACAGGGTCAGCTATATCAGCTTGCGACTTTCCTGCGATTTCCTGATCTGGAGAAAATCGATGTCGAGTTCTGGTACACGGACCTCAACGATTTGACCCGAGTCTCGTACACTAGAGCACAGGGTATGAGGTTCCTGGAGAACTTCACGAATCGCGGTAAGTCGATGACTGAATGCCTAGACTTCCAACCCAATCCCAATATCTTCTCGTGCAAGTGGTGTCCCTACGGCCCTAAGAAAACTGGACACTGCACAGTGGGGGTGTGATGCGTCTCGTCAAGATCGAAGCAAGCAAGAAGCACTACTCCATCTACGCGGATCGTAAGCGCCTTGCCTCTTTCGTCGCCGACCACCTGCTCACTGCCGAGCAGGTGGAGGCGATGCGAAGCGGCGCTTACGATGAGCTTCTCAAAGAGCCTCCGCAACCGCCAGACGTCGCGTGATGGGTTTACGGCACAAACGAGATAACTACTACTTTGGTAAGGAGTTTGCCATGGGTTGCGACATCCATTTCACCATCGAGAAGAAGATCAACAACAAGTGGGTCGGTGTCTTCAGCACCGACCTCACTCCGCGTATGCCGTCAGTGAGCTATGACCACCACGAGATTGGTACGATGACCAACGTGGTCCCCGCCATGAAGAATCGGAACTACTCGTTCTTCGCTGCGCTCGCAGGTGTCCGTGGTGACGGGCCGGAAGCCAAAGGTGTTCCGGACAACGCATCACCACTGACCAAAGCAGCCGTTGAAAGCTGGGGTACTGATGGGCATTCCCATAGCTGGGACAAGCTCGATGACTTCATGACGCTGCACATCAAGCACACAGACTCGCGACTGTACAAGAAGCTCCTCGTCCAGACGCTCAAGGGCGAGGCGAAGGAAGTACTGCAAGGCCTGTTCTGGGAGGGTCCCGAAGAACGGGCTGACATGCGAGTCATCTACTGGTTCGACAACTGATCATGAACAATGCCCCGCCTTTATTTGCTCATCAACGAGTCTCCGTTGATTTCATTTTGGGAACAGAACGAGCGATGGACGCTTCGGATCCGGGGACCGGTAAAACTCGGGTCCAGATTGAGGCGTTTGCCAAACGGCTCGCTACGGGTGGTGGAAAGGCTCTTATCATCGCGCCTAAGTCCTTGCTTAAGTCTGCATGGCAGGACGATTTCGCCAAATTTGCTCCTCATATCGCAACGGTTGTCGCTAATTCCACAAACCGCGAGGGAGCGTTCCAGAAGGTTGCGGACGTCTACATCACCAACACCGACGCGGTGAACTGGCTGGCTAAGCAAAAGCCCGCATTTTTCCTAGGGTTCGATACCTTGATCGTGGACGAGATGTCGACGTTCAAACATTCGACGTCCATGCGTTCCAAGAACCTCAACAAGATCAAGAAGTACTTCAAGAACCGGTACGGCATGACCGGCACGCCGAACTCAAACACCATCACCGACATTTGGCACCAGTACTTCGTGCTTGATGATGGTAAGCGGCTTGGTACGAGCTTCTTCGCGTTCCGTGGAGCTACGTGCAGTCCGCAGCAAGTAGGTCCTCAGCCAAACATGGTCAAGTGGGTCGACAAGCCGGGGGTAGAAGGGGCTGTCACGGCGCTTGTGAAGGACATCACCGTACGCCACCGCTTCGAGGACTGCATTGACATCCCGGAAAACCATCAGTATTGCGTTTACTACCATATGGATCGGACGCAACTCTCCAAGTACCGGACGATGGAACTGGCGGCGCTTATCAACGTCGGTCGTGAGACCGTCAACGCTGTCAACGCCGCCGCCCAACTCACCAAACTTCTCCAGATCGCAAGTGGTGCTGTATATACGGATGGGGGAACGTACGGACTTGTCTCCGAGGGAAGGTATCAACTCATTGTTGACTTGGTTGAGCAACGAGAACACTCAGTCGTCTTCTTTCACTGGAAGCATCAGCGAGACCAACTCATCAAAGAGCTAGAGAACCGCAAGATTTCGTGGACGCTGATCGACTCGTCGGTGAGTGACAAGAACCGCCACGAGGCGGTCGACATGTTCCAAAAGGGCTTCTACAGAGTCTTACTAGCACATCCACAGTCAGCAGCGCACGGCTTGACACTGACGAAAGGCACTACTACTATCTGGTCCTCCCCAACCTACAACCTAGAGCACTGGTTGCAAGGCAACCGACGCATCTATCGGGCAGGCCAGCAAAAGCGTACCGAAACCATCGTAGTGCTCGCCCAAGGCACTATCGAGGAACAGGTGTACGAGAAGATGCTGGTCAAGAACGACCGCCAGATGTCGATGTTGCAGTTCCTGCAAGAGTACTCAAAGGACCTCGGAAAGACCAATGATCAAGCACCCAACGCCGGATAAGATCGTTACTCTGGATTTCGAAACCTACTACGACAAGGACTACTCACTCGCTGGTAAGTCCATGAATACAAGTGAATATGTTCGAGATGACCGCTTCCATATTCACTGTGTTGGCATCAAGATCGGAAACAACAGCACACAAATTTTCGTTGGCGAGGACGTTGAACGAGCACTGCGTGCCATCGACTGGTCCGACAAGTATCTGCTGGCTCACAATGCTGCGTTTGACGGGTTCGTCCTGTCGCATCACTTCGACATCGTTCCTTATGCATATCTCGATACACTCTCCATGTCGAGGGCGCTCTTCGGTCACACTTTTAAACACAATCTCGCTTCTCTTGCTGAGAGATGTAGCGTAGGCCGTAAGAACGTTGAGGCCTTGTACCCCACCAAGGGGTTGATGGAGCTTCCGGACGAAGTGCTCGAAGAACTGGCCCAGTACTGCATCAACGACGTCGAACTGTGTCGCAAGTGTTTTGACTTCATGTTCCCGTACTTCCCTGATGGCGAACTGGCGTTGGTAGACCTGACCATCAAGATGTTCACCGTGCCGGTTCTGAAGGTCGATCTTCGACGGGCTCATGACGAGTACGCCAAGGAATGTGGGATGAAGGCCGCTGCCCTGTTCAAGACAGGAGTGATGGCTGAGGATCTGGTATCCAACAAAAAGTTTGCAAAGCTGCTGGAAAGAGAAGGCATCCCGGTACCAGTCAAACCCAGCAAGACGGTGGCGAATAAGACCACCTTCGCCTTCGCCAAAGGCGACTTGGAGTTCCTCGATCTCAAGAACATCTCCGACCGTGCCAAGGATCTGATCGACGCTCGTCTTACACTCAAGTCCACCATCGGAGAGACGCGTGCCCACCGGCTACTCGAAGCAGGCAAAGACGGTATGTCGTTGCCCGTCATGCTCAACTATTACGGAGCACATACCGGGCGATGGTCCGGAGGCAACAAGCTCAATCTGCAAAATCTACCGCGTGGAGGCGAACTTCGAAAGAGTATTCTGGCCCCAGAGGGGTATCGTATTGTTGTGGTCGACTCCGCACAAATTGAGGCCCGCACGGTTGCTTGGCTCGCTCAACAGGCTGATATCGTAGAGCAGTTCAGAAAGAACGAAGACGTTTACAAGTACATGGCGTCCAAGATCTACACCGTGCCCGTCGACCAAGTCAGCAAGGACCAGCGATTCATCGGCAAGACCTGTGTGCTGGGTCTTGGCTTCGGTATGGGGGCTCAGAAGCTCCAACTCAGCCTGATCTCTGGAGCGATGGGTCCGAAGGTGGACATCTCCTTGGACGAGTGTCGGAGGATTGTGGACATCTACCGCAACGCCAACAAACAGATCGTGAAGTTCTGGGGCCTGATGGAAGAGTGGATCCAACTGATGTTCGCTAAAGACGAGCGAGAGCTTCCGGGCTTCCCGTTCTTGAAGGTGCAAAGAGGCCGGATCAAGCTGCCTAGTGGACTGCACTTGATCTACCCGGACCTCCAAGCTGAAGAAGTTCAAACGATGGGTCGCGGCTGGACAGACGTGGCCAACAACGTTACGTACCTTAGCAACAAAGGACGTGTGAATCTGTACGGCGGTCTTCTCACGGAGAACGTAGTGCAAGCCGTGGCTCGCTGCATTGTCGCAGAACAGATGGTGACTATCAGTGAGCAGTATCGAGTGGTCACGATGACGCACGACGAGATTGTCGTCGTGGCCCCCGAAGAAGAGGCCAACGACGCGCTGGATTTCATGCTTACCACGATGAAGACTGCGCCAAGCTGGGCAACCGGCCTACCTCTCAATGCTGAGGGCGGTCATGATGTTTGTTACTCCAAGTGAGGCAAGATGTCGTTTAACGAAACCAACCCCCAGATCTCCATCGCGCAGCAACGGGCCAACATTGACCTGTTCACCGAAAGCCTGCTTGAGAACCTGCGTAGGAAGCTGGAAGGACAACCCATTGATCACGAACAACTGAACACGTCGGTCCGTGCCGTCGGTGACGCTGTTCGTGAATCCGTGGGCACCATCACTCCGTCGTACATGGCCGCTGCGTTGATGTCGTACGGCGAAGCGATCAATCACACCTTCGCACTCAAGATGCAGGAGGAGGCAGAAGGCCAAGCCCGAGTGATCACTGAAGAGGTGATCGACCGGATCGCAACCTCATCCAAGAACTGACCATGGAACCATTTGGTGATAAGATCGACCGGCTTCACGCACTGCGCGAGGAAAAACGGCTGTTGGAAGACCAGATCAAGGACATCAACAAGCGAATGGACGACCTCGAAAACATGCTGATGCTGGAAATGCAGACTCAGGGTGTTGAAAAGTTGACCAGTAAGCGCGCCACTGTCTACGTCAGCACCTCCATCAAGCCGCAGATCCAAGACTGGGACGCTTTCGTTGAGTACATGGCAGAGAACCGCCTATTCCACCTCATCGAGCGGCGTCCCTCGTCCTCCGGTTGTCGTGAACTGTTCGAGAAGCAAGGTGTCATTCCCGGCATCGTCCCGTTTACCCTGCGCAAGCTGGGTATCCGATCCCTGTAAAGGAAACTAGGCAATGAGTACTCAGTCCCCCCGTGTCATCGAAGACTTCCCGCTTGCTACTCTTGATGAAGCGGCGCTCATCGAACAACTGTCGCGCAACATCGGTGCGCCGTCAGGTGATCGGATCAAAGCGACACAGGACAAGAAGTTCATCCTCCCGGACGGCACGAAGGTAGATACCCTAGAAGCCGTTGTCGTTAGCTTCGGCACCCACAACACCTTCTACGCAGGGCCGTACAACCGCGACAAACCGGAAGCCCCGGCGTGTTTTGCCGTCGGTCTCGACCCTCGGAACATGATCCCTTCGGACAATGCTCCGGACCGGCAAGCCGACGCGTGCGGATCGTGCCCGAATAACCAGTGGGGCAGCGGTGCGCGCGGCAAGGGCAAAGCGTGTAAGAACGCACGAGTCATCGCCCTGATGCCCGTCAACGCCACGCAGGAGTCGCCGATCTGGCTGCTGCACACTTCGCCCACGGCCATCAAGCACTTTGATGAGTATGTGCGCAATCTGATGCAGCGCAAGATCCCGCCGCTGCGTGTGGTTACACAGGTCTACTTCGACCCGGCCAGCACCTTCGCCTCTGTGCGCTTCCGCGCGCTTGAGCCGGTGGAGCCGGATCTCGTGGGTCTGTATGCCTCGCGCATCGAAGCTGCGCAAGAGCGCCTGCTGACTGAGCCCGACGCCACCGCGTTCGCTGGTTGATCCCTCTGATGTCCACCTTACCCTCGGCCTTCGGGTCGAGGGCTTTTTTCGTTTGGAGATCAGATGTCACGAAAGCCGTCAGTGATTCTCGCGGACGAGAATCTGAACCGCGAAGGACTTAAGACCGACATCAGTGCCATCACCGCCGAACTCAAAGACCTTGAGAAGGCCCGGTCGGAAGAGATGCGTACACACGTCGCGAATATGGCGAAATACGAACAAGAGGAGAAGACCCTCCGCCGTAAACTTGCCAGACTAGAGGAGAAGGTATGAGCCGCCCCGGACTAATCGGCATCCACGGACGTGCCCGCTCTGGAAAAGACACGCTATGCCAGTTCCTCATCTCGTACCACGGAGGATACAGGTACGGGCTGGCTGACCCGCTGAAAGCCATGCTGCTGGCTGGCTTCGGCATCGACATGAGTGACCCGTACTGGGAGACCCGTAAGGAGGAAGTCATTCCTGCTCTGGGTAAGTCTCCTCGGCAGCTTCTTCAGACCCTCGGGACCGAGTGGGGCAGGACATGTGTACGAGATGACGTCTGGCTGATTCTGGCACAGGACGCTCTTGTACGTGAAGGGCCGGGAATGATCATCCCGGATATCAGGTTTCAAAACGAAGCGGACTGGATCCGCAAACTGGGAGGTAGGCTCATCCACATCAGCAGGAAAAGTGCGGCTCCGGTCGCTTCACACTCTTCCGAAGCGGGCGTCGATGTACAGGGTGGAGATATCGTCCTTACGAACGACGGCACGCTGGAAGATCTGCAACAAACCATTCGCGATCTCTTCGCCTGAGGAAACTATGCAGCAAGACTTTACCTATCTGTGCAACCGAATGACCGACTGGAAGAATCGTGGAGGTGTCCTTTACATCTTCTCGGTCGGCGATCCCGAACCTGTCAAGCTCTCAGGCAGCGAAGTGTCGGACATCAAGTTCATTCATGGACTGATCTACTACTTCGAAGGTGACGAAGTGGGTGCGGTCGTCAACCCGCGCAACATCTCGTCGGTGGTCTTCTCTACTGAAGATGAGGATGAGGACTCTGAGGAAAGGCAAGCTCACTGATGGCACAGAAACCGGAAAACACATTCATTTCCGGCGTGCACAGACAGCAAGTTCTCAAGAAGGTGTACCACGAAAAGATGTCCAACCCTTGGCGAGCAGGTACCGCAGACGTATGGTACTCAGGCGCTGAGGGAGACATCTGGATCGAGTACAAATACGTACCGAAGGTACCCAAGTCAGCAGCCATCGTTCCCGACCTTTCGCCAAGACAGCGGAAGTGGATGCGTGACCGGTACGAAGAAGGACGTTCTGTAGCAGTAGTGTTGGGTCATCCGGACGGCGCGTACGTTTACATGAACTGTACGTGGGAAGACCCTCTCGCCGCTGCCGAGTTGCTACGTGGTAGTATCTCGCGCTCTGACTTAGCTCGTTGGATTCATTCACAAACGGGAGACTCTCCGTGTCTATCCCGGCAGCTATAATCACGAGTGCGAGGGTTGCCACGGCCGTTCATCGAATCCTGGCCACGTCAGTCCTCATTATCATTCTTTTGAGGAACGTGAAGGGACAGATTGATGGACGAAAAGCACTTCGAGCACGCGGAGGAGATCACACGTCTTGAACGTGAGTCGTCCATAGCACGCGCACGGGAGGCATCTCGGCGCGTGCTTCCTTTCGATTTCAACGGCCAGTGCGTCGAGTGCGAGGACGTAGTCCCGCCAGAAAGACTGGCCCTAGGAGCCGCGACGTGCGTAATGTGTCAGAGACGGATAGAGCTACGTATGAAGCAGAGGCCGAAGCGATAGGACATTGGTCCTTAGATGACAGGGCCGCAGCACAAGACGCGGGTGTAACGGTTCTGTTCACACCTGTATGTGTGTACCTCGGTGATATTCAAACTTCTCTGGTCCCAGTAGAGACCATCATCGAGAAGATCCAATCCCAAGTGACTGTCTATCCGTTCAGCAAGCTGCATCGGATGATCGTCATTCAGAAGCTCCTCAATCCCAATTTCGAGATCAAATCATGGTGGCAACAAGTAGCCAGATGAGTGCTGTGCTCATCCAGCAGATGGGCGGTGACCTATCGGTGGTTAACGCAGCACGTGTCAGCTTCGCGAAGCAGTCATTCTCGGTGACCGAAGCAGACAAGAAACTGATTCGCTATCTAGCAAAGCACAACCACTGGACGCCTTTCGGTCATGCCTCAGCAACCTTCCTCATCAAAGCTCCCATCTTCGTCGCCCGTCAGCTTGTCAAACACCAAGTGGGACTCGTATGGAACGAGGTTTCCCGGCGGTACGTTGACGATGCGCCCGAGTTTTGGCTTCCCGAAACTGTCCGAGGCCGTGCCGCCAACGTCAAGCAAGGTTCTGACGATAATCTTTCTCCTGCAACTCAGGACGACGCGCGAAGAGCAATCGAGACCGCTACACAGGCATCGCTGGAAAGCTACCGCGAACTTCTCCGTGCTGGTGTCGCACCAGAGCAAGCCCGTATGGTACTGCCGCAGAATACCTTGACCGAGTGGTGGTGGACAGGGTCCCTCGCTGCTTGGGCACGGGTGTGCCAGCTTCGGCTGGACCCACACGCGCAGGCAGAGACAAGCGAGGTTGCTCTACTCATTAGCGAGCAGATGGGTAAGGCGTTCCCTGTGTCGTGGTCCGCGTTGATGGATGTGGCTATTCACAAGGACGGTACGCGTGAAGTCCATATCTCTTAAGGTCTACAAGCCCTTCAAGACGATTGCAGAAGCAGAGGAGATCGTTGGTGGACTCTCGAAGCCCTCAAAAATGCCCGGTTTTGCGTACGGAATACCTGCTTCGCGCTGTCATACCGGTGCTGCGTTGCACAGGGTCGCCGGTTCAGTATGCGAGTCGTGTTACGCTCTTAAAGGCCGTTACAGCCTTGCAAATGTACAGGTCGCTCAAGAACGGCGATTTCATGCCCTCACGGATCCCCGCTGGACGGATGCTATGGTATTCCTTCTCCAGAAACGAGGCGTGGCTTGGTTTAGGTGGCACGACAGTGGTGACCTTCAAGGGGATTGGCACCTTCGGCAAATCGTGGAAGTCGCTAGACGATGCCCTACCACCCGTTTCTGGCTACCTACCAGAGAAAAGCAACTTGTTGCCAATTACTTACGATCAGGTGATGCTATACCGAGCAACCTCGTGGTCAGACTCTCGGCCGCGATGGTTGACGGGCTTCCTCCCGCTGACTGGGAGCATACATCTACAGTGGAGAGCCGAGGATACCGAGCGAGCAGTAAAGCTGAGAAAGGAGCAGCACAAGATCGAAATGGAACTTGCCCTGCTCCGGAACAAGGAGGAAAGTGCCAAGATTGCAGGGCTTGCTGGGACCCAACTGTGAAGAACGTTGCCTATCTCAGGCACTGACAAGGAAGAGAAGATGAACTCGATGTTCGATATCGAAATTCAAGTTGCCATGGACGAAGACGGCAACATCATCAACATGCTCATTGCCATGGGAGAGGAGTCCAAGACCCTCGACCGTATCGCCGTGATCAAACGCGCTTCCGAAGGAGATCTGCTGTGCGGGCTGCTAGTGAACCGGATCACGAAGCTGAAGCTGGAGGGGAAGCTGAGCTAAGTCATGGCTACATCTTTCTGGTCAGATGGAACAAGCGTCGGCTTGTTGTGGACAGCTTCCTCGATGTATCGGCCTTCGTGGGAGAAGAGGGACGTCGTAGTTACGCGGTTTCCAGACTTCTCGACCGGGAAATTCCGGGTCTCGATACGGTGGCGACTGCGATTCGGTACATGGACCTTCGACGGAAGTTCAATTCTGATATGGAAGGACCTCTATCCGCCCGCACGGACACCCCCCTCACCCCCGAAGATCTGGAACAGTACCTCAATGCCCTCAATCAGGGCGATCTCGAAGCTTTTTTAAGGAGAGCAGTATGGAAACCATCACCATCGTGGAAGAGAGCGTGAACAAAGGCGTCGGCGGTCGGCGCAGTGTCCTCAAGTACGCGCAGTCCCTCGGTTACGAGGGCTTTGCCAACGAGGAGCAAGCCAAGAACTGGCTGATCGAATCCCACCGCGCTCAGTTCGCGGAGCTTGAGCGTCGGCGCTTCGAAGAGCAGACGCCGCCGGTCATGCGGCCGTGGTGGAAGTTCTGGGGCTAAGAACATGGAGACAGCCAGATGCGCCTTGTCGTCGGAGACACCTTCCTGATCGACGGACTGATCGCGACAGTACAGGAGATCACCCCGGACATCGTAACGCTGACCGTGCACCCGCAGGCGGCGTGGCCCTTCCCGACTTGGATCCGAAAGACCAAGTTCGAGTTGAAGAAGTGTGAGCGTTACCGCCCTGCGAAAGAGCCGCCCACACATGAAGAAGCCCCGTTCTGACGGGGCTTTTTTTGTTAGCTTGCGGCTAGAGAGCCATTTTATTTTTGCCTATTGACTTAGGGAGGGAGAAGTCTGTTCCCATTCCCGTTATGGTCGTGCGTCGCGACTCTATGACATATCTCAAGGAACTCCCCCTGCTTGAGGCTGGCCTTCATCATGTTGATGGTCTTGTGGACCCACTGCACGTTCGAGATGACATAGGGTTTATCTGAGCGCACCCGATCCAAAGAAGCTGTTTTCCCCATTTGGAGTGGAATCCCACTAAGCGCGCACCTAGCGTCTTGGCGATGGAACAGTTCTGAAAGTTCCTCAATCGTAAGCTGTACAGGTATGTTTCGTCGGGCGGCGTTTCTAAGGACGTTGTAATAAATCGTTTGAGGTACGCATCCTGATCCACGCCAGTTGGGGTGCTTCGAACCGGCCATTTCTCGTAGCTGCTTGCGATGGCATTTGCAGCACCTGTTCGTTCTACCTGACAGAAGATTGGTACGAGTGACCCACTGCTCGTTGCCGCAGGCGCATCGACAGAACCACTTGTATACATACCCTCCCCGATCTGTTTTCCGAACTGTTGCGCGGTCGAGGACTGTCCAGTCCCCGTACCGCACCCCCTCATAGTCGACATTCTTGAGAACAGGACGTAGGAGCATTAGTTGATCTCGCAGGCACCGGACACGCACGCGAGTTCCTGCGTGCCTTTCGTGGCGTCCTCCTTCTCGTAGTCGCCTAGATTTGACCAGTCGATCCCCGAGGGCATCTTGGCCACCCACGCTTTGTACTCATCCTCACTGAGATCCTGATAAGGAGCCTGCTGGTAGACATGGTCCGAATGAGGCAGGAATGAGACCCCACCCACTTGATCGAAGTGCCGGTAAACCCAGTCACCGACGCCCAGCCATTCCTCGTCACGTACGTATACGGTGATGGACGGATTGTGCTCGCACCAGTGCTCCTTGAACATGAGGTAGTGCTCAAGCTGCTCGATGGCTGAGAGGCTGGTCCGCATGGGCGCACCTGCGGGTGCTTGCTGGGGGAAGGAGAAGACATCCATGTCCTGAGGACGCTGAAGCTCGTCCTCCACAGGGAAGCCAGCAGCACGCATGAACTGCGCCAGAGGGTCTTTCTTGTCAGCACGGACAGCCCGGAGGTAGAAGGGAGACCAGCGGGGGTGGATGCCACTAGCAGAGTCTACCAGTTGGGACACAGTGCCGGACGGTTTGACCGTAGTAATGGACGCCGACGGATTGATGCTCAGTTTCTCAGCCCATTCCGCATTGACTTTGATTGAATGTGCTTTGAGTTTTTCCAGCAGCTTTTTAGTATCGTCGCTAGTACTACGCAGGATCGCGTTGTCCATGATGCCGGTCATCGAGACACCGAGGAGACGCTCTTCTTCGGCGTTGCGCTTCCAGTTTGTGCGGACGTAGCGGAAGTTGGTGAGGGTGGACTGGAAGGTGCCGAGGATAGTCGCAAGCTCCACCTTCCGGAGAAGATCGTCGGGGCCATCACCTGCTCTAACAACGACCTCTGTGAGATTACAAAGGCCATTGGGGCGGAGAATGATTTCCCCGCAAGGGTTAGTACCGTATGCCCAGTCGGCTGTGGACCGTCGCCCGGTGCGCTCAGCTTGCAGCCGCGCAGACTTACGGTTAAAGATCCCACGTTCTCCGGACTTCGAGTGAACAAGGCTCGTCCACTCATCCATAAAAGTGTCGATGTCCGGTCGGCCATCATAAGCTGCGCTATTGTTTGCCAAGGCACGCTGCCCGTGTCGGATGATTCCATTGTGCGGCTCGTCCCACCAGATGCCGGATTTGGCACCGCGCATCTGCGAGTCGCCGAGATCCGAGAGAGAAATCAAAGCGGAACGGCGCACACCGCCCACCACCACGCAGTCAGCAATCTTGCAGACAATGTCGTGACACTCCAGAGGCGAGAGCTTCCGGCCCTGCGCACCCCTGAACACATTCACGATGAACTGGAGCATATCTTGCAGCGGCTCTGGTCCAGATGCACGACCTCCAAAAGTCCGTAGTCGCGCGCCTTTAGGACGGATTTTGGAGAGGTCCCATTTCGGGACATATCCGCCATACAGCATTGCGATGAGTTGGCGGCAGATAGTCGCCCAACCAACCTTACTGTCAGCAGCAACGAGCACGGAATCGGACCGATGTAGCTCCGGTACCGGCGGGAGTTGCTCGACGAACTGCTTCTCCACACTGAAACCGACGCCCGTACCACACATAAGAATGTAAAGGGTTTCATCGAAGGCTCGCGGATGGTCAATAGGAACGAACGAGCAGTTGTAGCCCGCCATCTCGTCGCGGTCAAGGGCAGGACCAGCCGTCATGAGGGCGCGCATCGAAGGCATGACCTCAAGGTTCAAGATTGCGTTCTTGACGCGCTCGTACGGGAAGACTTCACCGAAGCGCGCGTTCCAGAACTCGCAGTACCGCGTGACGGTCTCTTCCCACGTCTCTCGTCGGTTGTCCTCGTCGCGCCAGCGCGCGTAGCGAGACAGGTGGATATAGGTCTGGTAAGGCGTAGGAAGTGTGGACACAGAGTGTCTCCTCTTGTTTGTGCTGTAGGGGGAGAACGAATGTTAGATGGCCCGCGAAGGGCCGTCAACACCGCTCTTAAGTCATTGATTTGACTAGGGGTGACGCAGGTACTGAGCGCAGCAGGAGGTCGGCAAAGTCCTTCTGCGAACCCAGTGTCTGTGTCGCAAAGATAGCATGACCAGCCGTCGGACCCAGTAACGAGACCCCCGGAGCTTGGTTCATAGCCGCATCTTGCAGTGCGTCGGCAGCGAAGCTACCAAGGCCTAGGACGCCCGAACGAGCAACACCGTTGGCGAGGTAGTCCCACATGTCCCAGTTGGTCCGCACACCACCCGTGAGCATCCCACGGAAGACGTCGGACACGATCATGAAGGGGACGTACGAGGCTAGCACCCACGCCGCGTAGTTGTTTCCGTGGGCAAGTTCATGCCCCACACGGTTCAAGATCGTCTTCTGGAAGGAGAAGGTGAACTGCTTGAGGTGGAACAGCAGCATCCACTGCGGGTCACTACCCCACACAGGGCGCTGAGCCGCGTTGGGACGGAGTACAGAGCCGTCTACGAAGCGGAACAGCGCCTCCTTGTACTTCTCGTCGATGATTAGGTCGCCCTGTTTGTCATAGGTAGGCGACCAGTTCTCAAGGCCCAACTCCTTCATGTAGCGCGAGGAGTGCTCGTTGTGCCCTGCGGCGTGCTTCTCGATGAACCGTTTCCCGGCGGACAAGGCCGCTACGCGCATACGGTTATTCCACTCTTCCATGCCGTTCAGTTTGAAGAACCACTTGTTGACCTTGTGCATGGTCTTGGACATGTACTTGCCGTTGTACACCATGCCCATCGACTCTATCATGTTGGTCTCGTCGATGACACCGAGATCGTTAGCCAACTTGGCCATCTCGCTCTTGTTCTCACCGAGACTGAAGATCCCCTTGATCCCTTCTTTCAGCGCGTTCCACGCCTCGCCCATGTCATTCGAACGCAGTCCTACGCCCAGAGGGTCGATGAGGCTGGAGAACAGGGTGAACGGCAGCAGCACGATGTTCTCGTATGTGACCAGCCCGCCCATCACACGTCGGACACGGTCGTCGAGATCCCAGCCGAGGGAACCCTCCATGGCGCGGATAGCGAGGGACGCGTCCTTCAACTCCGCCTCCGTAGCGCCTTGTGCCTTGGCCTCTTTGAACGCCTCTTGCAGTTTCTCGCCGAAGTTGCCGAACTTCTCAGCATATTCAGCGCGATGGGTCGCCTGATTGATGTACTGAGTCAGCGTGTGGGTCAGGTCTTTCTCTTGGAAAGCTGCGAACTTCGCGGCGTTGCTGGCCTTGATGAACGTGAGTTGCCGACCGAGGACGGCCTTGTCCCAAGGCGTGAAGCCCACAGGACGCCGTACTGCGCCTTCAGTAATGTCTTCCTGACCGCTGCTGCTGATCAGACTTTCGATTATTTCGTTTGCCTCAGCGACATTGAGCTTACCCTCGTCGCGCAGTAGCTTCTCGAATTCGTCTCGCTTCGAACGGATGGCGTCTGGATCCCAGTTACGCGGGAAATAGTTCTTAACTTTCTTCGGCGTAACGAGAATGAACTTGTCTTCGAGGTCGTCGCCCGGTTTCCAATCCTTGTTCAGTTCACGGCGCTGCACGCCTTTGGCAATCATGTAGTCGAACAGGTCCCCAAGCAGGCCAGCGACTTTCTTGGCTAGCTCGCTCTGCGGATTCTGGGCTTGCAGTTCCTCAAGCGCGACACGACGCTGCTCGTTCGTAGAATCGGTGAGCACAGTCTGAAGCTTGTTCATCCACTGGCCACGGGCCATCGCCGACTTCTGGAGGAAGCCAAGTTCGCCCTGCTCGCGGTCAGGCGTCTTGTGGAACATGTCCGCGATCTTGTCCAGCGCCTCGATCTTCGGTTCGCGCAGGCGGTCCGTGGCCGACAGAAGCAGCTTGTCGGCCGCGTTGGTGATCGGGGGGACAATGCGTTTGAGCTTCTCGTGCAGCGTCTCTGCACGCAAGTCCTTAAGGACTTCGAACACAGTGTTGGGGTTCGCAAGCTTACCATCATGAAGAGCGTCGAAGACCGCCAGCACCTTCTCGTCTTGGGACATGACACCAAGCACGTTGCGGATCATCTGCATGATCTTCTGGAAGAAGTTCTGCGTGCTCGGTCCTACGCGCAGCTCGCCAGTTGCCCAGAACTGGAAGGCATAGGCCAGCGTCTCCTCAGTGGACTTGTCGATGGCGGCAAGGGCCTTGGGATGGTCTTTGAGGAGTTCCTTCAACTGCTTCTTGATCGCTGGCGAGCCTGCGTACTGCTCCATCTGGCTACGCAGTTGACGTGCCCGTGCGTCATTACCCAGCAGGTGGAAGAAGTCATGCAGTGACTCGTGGTACGCCACGGACAGAGGGTTCATCGCGTTACGCGCGACGTAGATCACCCGCTCCTTGGTCTTGGTGTCGAACTCCCACTTGCCGGAGCCACCGATGTCCTTGGCAGACTGGTCGAGCACCACCTTGAGTCCAGCGGTGCCGCGCATACGCTCGATGGCGTCTTTGACTGACAGCGCATCGACGGCTTCCATCTGCTTGCGGCGACGGTTCGTCTTCTGTTCGTCGCGCTTCGTAATGCGCGCTTTGTCGTTAGCCGCTTTCTCGGCCTGCTTAACGCCCTCCTCCAGACCTCCTTCGCGGGTAGCACGTTGTGCTTCCTCACGCAGCAGGCTTTCTTGGCGCTCAACGCGGCGGTCGCGCTCTTTCTCTTCAGTTTTGGGCGCGACGACTTCCTTGAGCGCGGGCTCCAAGGACTTCACGTCTGCCTTGTTGCGGCTCGGCCCAGTGAGTGAGGCGGCACGGCCGTCTTCATTGGGGTTGTGGTCCTTGAACTGCTCCTCCCGCTGCATCTGAAGCGGGTTACTCTCGATGATCTCGTCAAACAAGTCCGTCGCACCTTCGCGAGCATCCGGGTCCTCCTCGTAGGTGGACATGGCGTCGGTCTTCCAGTGGTCGATCCAGTTGACCAGCTTGGCGATCTCAGTGCGGTACTCGCGGAACTTGGCTTTGATGGCCTTGCCGCTACCGTACCGCTCCATCTGTGCGCGGACCGTCAACGGCTTGAGGCCAGTGGCCTTGGCAACAGCCTCGACAGCTTTCTCAGTTCTAGGCCAGCCCCTATCATTCTCCCCCTGCTGCGAGGCCCACGCGTCGATGAAGGCACCAAGTTTCCCGCGCTTCTCGCGAAGCTCTTTGAGCTTAGCGACCCGCTTGTCCATCTCTTGTGTCAGGTTTTGTTCATCCCGACGCATTGCCTCGAACTCACCGAAGCGCACGTCGAACTGGTCCATCTTCGCCACTGCGTCAGCAAGGTCTTTCTCCTGCTCCTCAAGGCGCAGGAACTTCTCACGATTCTTGGTCTTGAACGCGTCGTCCTTCTGTTCCCGCACGTCGGCCAACTTCTTGGCGGCGATGTTGCGCTCCTTGGCGAACTTGTTGCCAAGGATCTTGTTCTCAACACCCTGCTCTACCCCCGTGATACCGGGGCGATTCAGCACGGATGTGATGGCCGTGGTGAAGGCGTTGATGCTGCGCTCTGCCTCGTTGCGGCCCTGTTCGTCAGTGATCCGGCTTCGTGCAGCACGCATCAAAGAGGGCACGTGGAGTTTGAGAGTGCCGCCGTCACTCGTGGTGAACGACACCACCTCGTCGGCCACACGGGTGCGCTTCTTAAGGCCTGCCTTCGCCTCTTGGATGAAACGGTCGTCCGCCGTGAACCCACCTACGTCCTGACTTCCCTCGATCTTGCCGACCGCGTACTTGTTGAGCACTTCGTACACAGCCTTCAGTGACTGGTTTTTTGCGTTCGTAGGTGCATCTTTCCTGCTGCTGATGAACTCCTTCTGGAATTGCGAAACACGAGCGCGTTGTTCCGCGATCATGCCGTCGATTTCAGCGATGTCCGCCTCCCCAACGCCTTTGGAGATGAGTTCTTCACGCGCAGTCTCAAGGCGCTTAAGCTCACGACGTGCAGTGTGCGTGCGCTCGTCTACGCGACGTGCTGCCTTGGTGTTGAGCGCCTGATCGATCTCTTCAATCATGCTCTGACGACGCTTCATCCACTCACGGCGTTGCGGGGTCATGTCGTTCTTGCGGCCTGCGTCTTTCTCATTGAGTCGTTGAAGCTCGTCACGGATGCGGGTGGCCTCAGACACGAGGTCCCCCTTCTCGGACTCGACGTACTCACCAAAGCGGACCATCTTCGCATTACCCGAACCACGTGCCTCGCGGACTTGGTTCTTGCCGATGTCGATCTCGTCCGCGTAGAACGGCATCTTGCGCTCGGGGTTCTTGAAGATGTGTGTCGTAGAGACGGTGGATTCTGACAGGCCTTCGTCGGGGGAGTCCGCCACGTCCTCGTCCAGAGCGGTCTCTTCACCGCGCGCGGGCTCTTGTACGCCAGTTGTACGTATACCGTTGGCAGACGGGTCGCGCAGCTTGTTGTTGCTGCGGCTGTAGAACTCAAGCACTGCGGACGCGCCGTCTTTGCCGAAGATCTCATCAAGCTGCTGCATAGCGGCTTGATGCTGGCCCTTCTCAGTGCTCAGTCGCCTGTTGGCCACATCATCGATCAGACCACCGAGACGACGGTACAGCGCACGTTGTGCTGCCGGATTGTATTCAGCAAACACACTCCGGGCTTCGGCGGGGAGGGCCTTCGCGAAGAAAGCTGTTGGACCGTTGGCTGCGTCCTCAGAAGCGGAGTCCAGCTTGTTGAAGCGGTTACGCAGGGTGCGCTCACTGCTGACAGCGAGGCCGACGGAGTCCAGCAGAGCCTCAGGGTTGTCGGTCAGTGCGTCGAGGGTCTTGAAGCCGCCAAACGCACGCAGCGTGTTGTCGTCAATCTCGGCCTCACGTGCGGACAGGTTGCCCAGCACCTTGGCAAGCTCGTACAGGTGCTCGGGTGGCGCAGCACGCAGTGCCTCAGGGCGCAGGTGCGGGATGATAGCACCGACGACCTGTTTGATGGATTCAGGGTCCTGCTCGTTCATACGCGTGAGCTTGCTCCCGAACTCCTTGATTTTGTCTAAGGCCGAGGGGACTTCACGCTGTGCCTGTACTTCGGCGAGGGTTTCGCCCACCATACGCTGGCCTTCGGGCGTGGACGGGTCGAGCGGCGACAAGGAGTCCTTGATGTTCTGCGGAATGCTCGGATCGGCCAGCAGTTCCTGCATCGTCTTGATAGCTGCTTCGGCTCCGCGCGTACCGGCGTTCTTGAGGTTGTCCATCGTCTCTTCGAACGAGCCACCGACCAGTGCCTTGTCGTCACCCGCATTACGCAGGCGGTTGATACGGTCTCTGACGTCGAGCTTAGACAGGGTGTCCTTTACTACCGGGCTGTCGCGGAACGAGGCCGCTGCTGCGGGGATGTTAGCGAGGAGGGCTCCGGGTGTCGCCATAGCGGCACCCCCGACACCACCACCGACGAAGGCGTCGATGAGTTCTTGCCTGTCTTTCGAGGTGTCACGCTCGGGATTGACATAGCCTGCTGCCAACTGGCCGACGCGCGTTTGCCCGGTTTCCGTAATACCTTCTTTGGCGAAGTTCTCGCCGAGTTCACCAGCGAACTTCCTGCCAGCACCTTTGGTAGCGAAGTTACGAACGAGGCCAGCCGGAACAAACGCTTCCATCCCCGCGTTAACAAGGCCTTTGACCGTAGCGGCCTGTGCTCGGTCCTCGACCGGAGCGGCAGCGGCCACGGGGTCCGCATATTGGCCGACTGCGGCTTCGCCGCGCTCTTGGAAGTACGAGGGCACTGCGGCACCTGCCATCTCGCGCAGAGGGCCGAGGGCACGAGGGCCGAGGAAACGAGCCGCGACGGCACCACCGATGGCGGGAAGGGTGGACGCGACGCCTTGCCCGATCATGCCCTTGGCGAACTCGCCCGCAGAGGACAGGGAGTTGATGTCAGCCACGCTGTTGACGGGGGGTGTAATGGCTTGGGCCTCACCGGCCAGTTCCATAGCACGTTGGCGCAGTGCAGAAGCGCGAGGGAGATCACCAGCGCGCTCGGCGTCGAGCGCCTCGTTGGCGTAGGAGTTGGCTGAAATGCCCGTCAGGCCTGCGCGGAACCCGCGAACTGTAGAACCGGGGTTCTCGTTCACGATCCGCTGGGCGGGCGTCAACTGATCCTGTTCAGCAAGGTCAGAAAGCGCCGTACCACCGAGACGGCGCAAAGAGGACAGTTCAGCCATCAGATACTCCCTTATTGCATCTGACGAAGTCTATCAGCATTGCCCCCTGCGACACCGGCGCGGCCCCGGACTTCACCGGACACGGGGTCTACGACCATACCCGGCGAACCGATACCGAGGATCTCCTGTACCTTGCTCTTCATGATGTCGGACAGTGACGCGCCCTTAGTCCAGTCGGCGATCTCGGCTGCACGGACCTTCATCTCTCCGGGGAGAGTGTCGATGGTCTTCGACCAGACGCCGCCGTTCTCGTTGAACGCCTCCAAGATCTGGAAGTTCGTCGCCGCGTTGGCCATAATGCGGGCCTGAGTTGCCGGGTCAGCTTCCAAGAACTTCTTGTCCATGACCGACATGGCGGCTTGCTGGAAGCGTTGGCCGCGTTCCGCGTCGGGCTTGCCCGTCTCGGGATTGATGAACCGGCCTTGAGTGAACTCATTCAGACGCTTAGTAGCCGCGTCGGACATACGGAAGTTGTCATCGCGCAGCTTGTTCGCTGTCTCGATGCCGAACTTCTGCACGTTCAGTTGGTACTCACGGTCGCTGTTGGCCTGCTGGCGCATCGTATTGGCAACGTCGAACTTCATGCGGTCACCAGCAGTCCTCGCGGCGAAGATCTGGCCGATGCGCTGGGTCTCGTTGTTGAGCGCGTTACCCTGCGCCACGAGGTCCTGACCACGCATCTGAGCTTGGATACTGTCCTGCACACCCTGAGCACGAAGGGCTGAGTCCGCAGCACGGGTGGCGTTGTCACGGATGTTCGAACGCTCCTGAGCCATAATGCCAGCACCGACGCTCGGACGGAAGCGGGTCATCTCCCTAAGCTGATCCCTCTGCTCAGCTTCGGCGCGAGAACGCTCCAGAGCCTCTTGACCGAAGAACTTTCCGTCGCCACCGTTGTACTGGGACACCTGCCTGGGCTTCTTGTACCCGCGTTCGATGTCCTCTTTCGACATGTCGCGCAGGCGGGCAATGTCAGCGTCGGAGGCGAAACGGACACCGGTGGGTTCCATGGGCTTACCATTACCGAAGCCCACATAGGCGTTGTTGCCCATCTTGGCCACGATGTTGTTAGCGTCCCCGAGGTCAGGACGCAGTTCCATACCCAGTTGGCGCAGGCGGTTGAACGTCGTGTCGTCCGCAGTGCCGGGTGCAGCAGCCGTAGCACCGGGTGTTGCGGTTGGGGCCGTCGGCCGAGCCGCCGTCGGAGCAGTGGCGGCACCGGGGGTTGCGACGGCTGCTGTCGGCGCGGGGAGTTCCCCGTTGGTCACGGAGTCCTTCACCATCTCCGCACCGCCGCGCTGAGCACGAGATTTCCGGTACGCGGAGTCATCCACGCCGAGGCCAATCATACGGAGCGCCCCGTTGATGCTGGCACCCATGTTGTCGGTCTCGTTGATTGACATGAGATCGTACAGTTTGTTGCCAGCCATCTGACCGGCTTCCCAGCCGCCCGCAACAGCAGCGACGGGGGCGATGGCTCGGCCGACGGCACTCACACCTCGACCAATGAGCGAGCCTTTAGGTGCACCGGCGGCAGTAGCGGTCGCAGTGGGGGGCGTCGGGGGCGTACCACCGCCAAAACCACCAGCCTTAGTGAGGGGGTCGGCGGCAGCGCGTGCTTGGCCACGCGCCAGACGCTCTGCCTGAGTGGCGGCGCGGTCGATGTTTTCTGCCGGTCCAACCATGCTCGGATTTACCCGTGCGGCCTGCGCACCAGCCTGTGCGGGCGAGTTGGCGGGGCCTTCGTATCCAGCGCGGACACCTGAGGCGAATCCACCGACGCCTTGGCCGAGGGAACGGAGGGCATCAGCGCCACGTGCGGTAGCGGACCCGACTTGCTCGCCCAGCTTGCTGGCGGGCTGAGCCAAGAATTCTCGTGCCGTACCAGCGGCGTTGCGGACGCTGTCGGCCATTGGCCTAACTGCCTCGCCCGCTGCTGCGCGAACGCGCTCGGAGGCGGCAGTGGCGGCGTTGCGGACGCTGTCGGCCATTGGCCTAACTGCCTCGCCCGCTGCTGCGCGAACGCGCTCGGAGGCGGCAGTGGCGGCGTCTTGGGCCTTTTTGGCCATGTCGGCAGCAGACAGTTCTTTGAAATTGATGTCACTGACGGCGTTAGCCGCGTTCCTCGCATACTCCGCGCCTTTGTTCATAGCATTGGTTGCGCCGTACCCAATCCTCTCGCCCAGCCCGCGCAGGCGGTCAACAGCCGTGCCGTCCGCTGCACCGATCTTGCCACCCTTGACCGTACGGGCACCGGGTTCGCGGCCGTCATTCGTAGCCTGCACCAGATCATCAATCTGATCCGGCCCGCCGAGGTGCTGCACAGTCTTCGCAGGCAGTACGTACTCCCCAGCACTCAGCATCAGAGGGCCGACTTTGTCCTCGCGGGGACCACCTTTGCCGGTGACGCGGCCACCACCGGCCATGTTGATCCGGTCGTTGACCATGCCACGCAGAGGACCGCCGTTCTGAAGTCCGGGGGCGACCACGCCAACGTCTTCGTCGTCAACGACGTAGCCGCCGTCGGCATAGGCCTCTCCTTTCCTCTTCTTCTTCTTACGCTTCTCGTCGTCGTCGTCGTCGTCACTGCTCGTAAGCAGCGCGGCAGCGCCAATACCGAGACCGCCGCCGACAGCGGTGTCAATCAGAAGCTCCTTGTCATTTTTGCTGAAAACCTTGTTGAGACCCCGGCCCACGAACCCGCCAGCAGAAAAGCGGATCTTGCGATCTTCGGGCGGGGGCGGTGGCGGGGGCGGCGGGGGTGCCGGTTGTTTCGGAGCACTGGTAGCTTGGTCCACCGCTTGGTCAATGCGGCTGCGGCGCTGGGGGTTGTTGCCCATCCCCATGGCGTTGCGCAGCGATTGAACAAAGCCGCCTTCCGAATAAGCTCGGAGGACGGATTTGGATTCGAAAGACTTGCTGATATTGCTCTTCATGTGTTCCTCAACCGATTAGAGGGGGTGCCCCTTCGCTGGACACGTTGTATTGGATGGAGAACTGGTCTTGGCCCTGTAGAGCACCCGACGCGTTGAGGTTGGCCTGACCACCCAGAGTGGCACCAGCGTTGATCCCGGCCATCGCACCTGCCGCTAGAGTCGCGGCAACTTGGGCCACGGACTTCATCGACTCAAGAGTGAGCGAAGCTTCACGCAGCATCTGTTCAGTCCGCAGAGTGTACTGCTGAACAGCGGCTTGGTAGTAAGCAATCTGCGTGCGAGTGTTCGTCTCGAACTCGGCAATGTCGACGCGCGCATACTCGGCGTTCTGGCCTGCTTCGGCAGAGAAGCGGCGGACGTCGGCTTCAAACCCAGCTACAGCGGATTGGATTGCGCTAAGCTCGTACTGCATCCGCGCTTTGTCCGACTCCACTTGGGCGACGAACGCTTGGATGGCGGCTTTGTTGTTCTCGATGACAACCTCAGCACGAGCCTTCTGCGCCTCGACCCCGGCCTTGGTACCCTCGACTCGGGCAGCGTAGGCACGGGACTCAGCCTCAAGGATTCCAGCCTTAGCCGACTCACCGTCGATACGAGACTTGTATGCGTCGAAGCGCAACTTGTCCGCGTTCACCTCAGTGGCGTAGGCTTCGACCTGTGCCCGATAGATCTCGATCTTTTGTCGAGCAATATCGGACTGGACCTTGGCTCCCTCCATCTTGGCCTTGTAGATCTCGACAGTCCCGAGGATGGCACGGACTTTGGCTTCGTAAGCATCCACCAGCACCTTGTTGATGTCGGCCTTCGCACGCTCGCCTTCGATCTGGGCCTTGTAGCCCTCAAGCTCGGCAAGAGCGCCATCGAGCTTGGTCTTGTACACGTTCGCGGCGGTCTGATAGCCGAACATCTGCGCGTTGAACAGCGAGACTTGGGCGTTATAGACTTGGATCGACGCCTCGATCTGGAACTTCTGTGCCTCGAACGTACGCTGCACCCCGTTGAGCCAGATGTTGGCGTACACACCTTCAGCGGCAATGCCTTGCTGAATCGCCAGCCGGAAGTTCTCGATCTCCCACTCAGCGAACTTGATCGTCAGGTCGCGGTGAGCGCCCTGCTTTTTCAACATGGCCTCTTGCCGAATGGCATCGATACGCGAAGCCAGCATCCCCGGCGGGTTCTGGAAACCACGCGAGGAGAAGTCGTCCATCGCCTCGCTGACCGCCTTGGCAACCAGAACGTCTTCCCGGTCCCCCATGCGCTCGAACAGAGCGCGTTCGACGGCAGGAGGAAGGCCGGTGCCGCCAGCGAAGATGCGCTGGATAGCAGACACGGAGTCGTCAATGATGGTCGGGGCATACGTCGGCTCGGCCCAAGACATGACCGCCGAGACCGGAGATGCCGTGAACGTCGGGGCGACGGGGTCAAACACCGGTAGCGTCGGAAAGCGATAGGTCGGGATGTCCAGAGCCACCAGTCCGGACAACTCAGGAATGTTCTCCGTAGGAGCGGTGGGCAGAGTGATGCTGTCCGGGACCGGAACTTCCGGTTTGGAGAACACCGTGACCGCAGGTGCGTCGGGGATGACCAAGCTGTCGATGGACGGAACGAACTTGGGGAGGGTCACATCATCGACAGAGGCGTCAGCCAGTGCGGGTGCCTCGCGTGCCACTGGCGTAGTGATCGAGCCGAAGCTCCTCTGCTGCGGCGACGAAGGTCTCGTCGGCGAGGTGTCCATATTCGTCACTGTCGGCGGGACGGGCGGAGGCTCAGTGATGGAGAACTTCGCATTACCAAGTGCGGCCAGCGCCGACAGAGCCGTTGTGCGCAGTGCGTCGGCCGTCGTCTTTGCGTCCCTGATACGAGCCTCAACGACATCAGCCGCCCGGTCTGCGTAAGACGCGGCGGGGCCGAAGAAGTCTTCGATACGGGAGTTCGCCATTAAATCCTCCGCTGCTTGGACGCCGCCACATCGAATTCGATGTTATCTACGTCGAAATAACCACCGTCCAAGTTGGAAACTTTGACCCGCCAATACCGACTGGCCAGCCCTTTGCCGAGGATCACTCGGTTAGAGCCGGGGGCAGCGACAGTTTTTGCAGGCATCGTGTACGTGTTTGACCCGCCGCCGTGGCCATAGACATCCACAGTAACTTGGATCTGACCGCCATGATACCCGAAATAGACACCTTCCATCCGTTTTACCTGCGGCTTGTCGAAGTCCATGAAGCCTGACTTGACGCTCGCCGGGATGAGCGTGCCTGCGTCGGTGTCGCCGGTCAGCAGGAAGATTCCATCTTCCGAAACACCGAAGACCTTGTCGTTGTACTGGGCGATGGACTCGAAGCCATAATTGGTGTGCCAGTTGAGCGCCGTGGTCTCCGTGTTCATCTGCCACGCCAGAAGCGTCGTGTCCTGATACCAGACGTACGACGAGATGTCGGCAAAATCCTCAAGACTCTGGACGAGGACCGAGACCGACAGCAGTTCGCCTGAAGTGGCCACGGAGTCTTCCAGAGTCTGCGCGGTTCTCTGAATCGTCTCGACCGTCGGGACAATGTTTACGGTGTCCGTCAGTGACGTAGTCACGAACGTCTCGGGGGTCAGTGTTTCGGCCAGCGCGACGGTGTCGACAAGGTTGTCTTCCATCCCGCCAACGAGCGTGTCCAGCAAAGCCACGGCGTCGGTCACAGCTTGGTTGGCTAGTGCGGTGTGGGCTACCGTCTCAGTCAGTGCGACTGCATCCGACATCCCGAGGTCAAGATGCGGTTCGTAGGTCTCAGCCAGCGCCACCGTGTCCGTAAGCACGATGGTGAAACCAGAAACTGCTTCGTCAGATGCCCGGAAGGTGTCTAGGATCTCAGTCACGGCACGCAGGAACGTGTTCGTGAAGTCCAGAGCCGTAGCCACGCTGTCCACCAAGTCGTAGTAATGACTGAGGTCTAGCGCTTCGGTACAAGCAACGACATCTTCGTACGAGGTATTGACAATGGGGGTGTAGGTTTCCGCATTGTCGACCGTGTCGATGCAAAGCGCCGCGACCACTTCTTCAGTGGTCTCGGACGTTGCCGTCAAGTCTTCAAGATCCTCGCAGGGGTTAGCCATGAAATATACCTTTCGGGGTTATCAGTCGTCGGAGGGAGCGTTCACTCCGATGAAGCATCCGAAGTCCAAGGCACCGTTGTCGTCCTTGTAGGTAGGGACGACTCCTTTGGTCACTAGTTTTCCGCCCCGCGTATCGAGATTATCGCTCAAAAGAGCCCCGTACTGCCCAAACACCGCCTCAGACGCCCACATCCGCTGAAATTGCCCCATGGGAGTAGGTGACGAGGTTATCTGGTAGTTTAGGAAGTCGTTGGATGTGATTGTGAAGGGGTGTATGTTGCCGTCGCTTGCGTAGTAGGCCATACGGGCTTGATACCTGTCGGGCAGGGTCTTGTTCCACTGCACGGGGTCGAACCAGTCGCCTCTCTTCCGCATTTGACCAACCCAAGTATCGAAGGACCCGATCGCATATGGCTTGCCCGACGCCTCCCAGT